GGGCTCTTTCACTCAACCAATGCAGGGCCCGGGCGGGACACCATCCCTTCCCGTGGCTACTGCTGCTGCCCGTCCCCCTCCACGGGGGGGATGTTTGTTGGCCTGGGGGGCTCCTCCCCCGGCGCCAGACGGGCCAGCCGTTCCTCCAACTCCACGAGGGTCCTTCTGGCCGCCTTCAGACGGTCGGCCAGCTCCCCTTCCTCTTCCTCCACCACGGCCTCCACCGCGACTTCCTCCCCTTTGAGGTAGGCCGCCACGGCGGGCTTGATCAGGAGTGCGTTCGTTGCGCGGCTCAGCTTTCCCAGGTGTCCGGATAGGAACTGCAGGTATGCCTCGAGGTCCTTTCGAACCGTGGGATACACGCTGCCATCCGGGTTGATCGTCCTTGCGACGCTCACTACCACTAGGTCCACTGCCTTCGGCAAAGACTCCAGACGCTCGTAGGTTGTTTGACTCATGTTGTCGTTCCAGCAAAACGAACTCTACTGCCCCGTGGGGCATTCCATCACGACCGATGCCATCCTTCATGGCAATCTCTCCTCTGTCGATTTGGGGGAATTCCCAGGGGGACTTAGCAGATTTTAGGGACTCTCGATATTCTGACAAAACCTCAGTCGATATGCCTGTCCTCGCGGACATGCATTCCAACATCAGTTCGTCATCGTCCGAACTCTGCGGCCAGCTTCCGCCCTCAGTACACCAATATGGTTTCTCCTTGAGAATACACTTCCGGAACTGCCTGTTCTTGGATTGTTCGGGATAGTAATGGCGAATTATCGCATTGGCGTACTCGGCTGTGATGGGCGACTTTTCGTCGGTGGTTAGGTAACCTGACAGGCGGTCAATTGCCGCGTCTGCCAGTGGGACCGATGGATCACGCATGGTGAGGTGGAGCTTCAACCAAGTGCGTAGGGGGTCCTGGAACGATGTTGTGGTCTCGAGGATATCGGGAAACACTCTGGCCAGAAATGTGATGCCTGTATCGGCATTACACACCTCCACCTTGAGTGTCAACCCTAAGTCACTCGCCACTTTTGCGAAATTCTTACGGAACATTCGCTCGAATACGGTGTCGTCCCCGAAGCACAGACCAATGAGCGCAAAAGCGTCCTCATCAGTTAGATCCGGGCACGTCATCAATATCGCGCAGAACATGATGAACGCGGAAAGCACGGTGTTTAGGTCGCACGTTGTTGGTGACCCGCTCTTAACGCCGACGCCGGCGTCATACCGCCACCCAAACTTTTTGGCCCGGGCGGGGCTTGACACCAACATATTCAGCATTTTGATGAGCGTGGGGTCGTTACCAAAATACGCCAAGTACACGGCATTCATAACGTTCCTCTGTAACCACGCGGATACGGATCCGTCCAGGTTGCTGAAATCCCCTTCGATAGGGCCATCGATACCCGTCACATATTCCCTTAACCGGTCGGCGATTTGGGCTGGTGTTGATCCTGGCATGAACCATTTGTTGTTATGGTCGGCATGCAGCACTGCATCCCGGAACTTCAACGTGAAAGAAGAAAGAACGAGCAAGAAGCGTGCATCGGCAAAAGAGCTTATGATGCGGGAAGGCTTCGTGCAAGGCTCGTTCTTTATAAATGCCTCTATCAGTTCTCGGCATTCGACGTCCACGGTGTCCCAGATGTTTTGGACCGCCAGTGTTTGGGAGGGCTTATCCAACAGCGTTCGAGTTTCCTCTAGGCTATAGGGTTCACCTGCGTTATCCTGTGAGCCAATTACCATCCTGACGAACCGGTGGGCGAACTCTTGAATCCGCTTTCCCGGTGTTTTGTCATTCCTAACGAATGTGACTCGCTGGTCCAACGATTCGGACAATGCCTCCCATCTTCTGATCATGGGGGCAGAGGCCTCTTCACCCTTTAACACTGACAGCGCGTAGGTGCGTGCTGCACACTCGGGCTCATCAGCCTGACATGCGGAAGGCCAGTAGATCGGTGGTGTTACTGGATTTCCTACTCTCGCGTACTCATCATGCGTGTATTGCTTACCGGCAAAATACTGACTGAATATCATGAGCTGTTTTGGATCTTTGTAGCCCATTGACAATAGACGAGTTGTCACGGACTGAGCAGAGCTCAGCCCCAACAACAAGTCATGGTCAGTTTTCGCCATCGTAAACGACACGTCATCCCCAGCCCGTCCGATGTTGATTAGTTGGTCTCCGGCTCTGTCACAGTGCACGATGGTGTTCCATCCGGGGCGCACAGTTGACGCATAACGGACTCGTTGAAGTTCACGAGAGTGGAGTTCAGACGGAGCCCAAGATAATTGTCTATTTGCGCCCACAGGGATGATCCATACGAGGCAACGGTGCGGCGAAGACTGCCAAGGACGAGAATGATGCACTTTGTAATGCACCATACGAGGAATGCCACAAAAGTCAAGAAGGCGGTCAGTAAGGTCGCGCGGACGGGATCGGACGGAAAGATACTCCCCGAAATTGCACCAATCCCACACACCGTGCGTCCAACTGTTCCCCCCGCTGACCTCATAAACCACCTGGTTGTTCTTAATCCTGAAAGCCGAATCACCGTCCTTGCCCGCAACGGAAATGGGGTTGAACGTGAAAAGGATAACAGGTATTTCAGCATCGAGTAGGACGTTTGGGTCTCGGACATAATAATCCGTGTCGACACCTGTAGCCACTTGGCGGCGG